GTAAACTTTTAAATGTATATCAAGACTTAAACCAAGCAACAGGAAACACTGTTACTACAAGCACATCCTTTATTGCTACAAATTTATCTGTAACTTTAACCCCAGTTTCTGCAAGTAGTAAATTTTTATTAACCACAAGTTTAACCGCAGGTGCAGGATCAGAGGCTGTGCTTGTTACGTTTTATAGGGGTGGTACTAATTTAGGAGATTCTACTAACGGATTTGGTGGTACTGGATATACAGGGGGTCGGGATAATGTGGCTATCAGTTATTTAGATTCTCCTGCTACAACAGCTTCAATAACGTATTCAGTATATTGGCGTTCAAGAGGCGGTGGCTCAATTGAGCTTCCTCCGTGGCCGGAATATCAAACACTTATTGTAACGGAGATCGCAGGATGACAACACTCTATGTAGACAACATCGCCCCGAATCTCCAGAGTAAGATCAGTGCGCCTAATCTGACGTTGCCTAGTGGGTCTGTGGTGCAGGTTGTAAGCTCAACTAAGACTGACACGTTCTCAACGTCAAACACTGCATATACTGCAACAGGACTTTCAGCATCAATTACGCCAAGTTCAACAAGCTCAAAAGTGTTAGTAGTTATTAACGCACAAGTAGGCTTTACTTCAAACGGATACGGAGCTTTGCAATTGTTTCGTGACGGTTCAGTCGTAACCGGATCAATCGGAGATGCCGCAGGATCAAGATTAAGGTCTAGTTCTGGTAACACTATCTATAGTAACGGGACTCTCAATGTAGACTCAATGACTATTACTTATTTAGATTCTCCATCATCAAGCTCCTCCATAACTTATGAGTTATATATGAGGCGTGGTGGTGAATCCGCAACATTATATTTAAATAGATCAGGTAGTGATGCTGATAATGAAAACCATGTTCGTGGAGCATCCTCAATCACACTCATGGAGATCGCAGGATGAGCAGTATAATCAAAGTCGATCAAATCCAACTGGCTGATGGCTCGACACCAACTGCGGCTGATCTTGGGTTGAATGTTACTGGTGGTGTGTTGCAGACAATTATGGTTAACCCTGCAACATCAACAACTGACGTAACATCCAAAACGTGGGTAGAGATATCTTCTAATTTACGAGCTACGATAACCCCTATTAACGCCTCTAATACATTGTTACTTACTTGTACATTTCAGTTTAGTGGGCGAAACACTAATAATATTCAAGCTTTTAAATTTTATAACATTACAGACTCAGCCGAAGTAAACCTGCATACAGGTGACGGGTCGAGGACTCCTGCTCACGGAGGAATAAGGCAAAAGGATTATGATGTAAATGACACTGATGTTGTCACAATCACTACAACTGTTAGTGCAGGATCAACTTCTGCAAGAACATATGGTGTTTACTCGCAATCAGAACGCTCAGCCGCATCGGCAATTACTAAGACTTTTTTTGGTAACCCTAGTAATGATCCAGCTTTAGTAATTGTTAGACCGTTATTTACTATTCAAGAAATCGCAGGCTAAAGGAGAAACACATGGCAAGCGTATCACAGGCTTTATCAGAGCTTAATATTACAGAATGGGTTCTCCGTGGAGAGCCTACAACAGAAGCAGAGTTCAACGAAATGTTCCGCAAGGTCACTGGAGCAGACGCTAATGGTAGTGCCATTGAGTCAGCTAACTCAGCAGACTGGGGCGTAACGTGGACTCAGGTATCAGCCAAGCAAGCAGAACTCACAGCGGCAGAGCCTATGAAGGCATTGCGTGAAGAGCGTAACCGCCGTATTGCCGCTACTGACTGGTGGGCATCATCTGATCTCACAATGACTGCTGAACAGACTGCATACCGTCAGGCACTGCGTGACATTACAGACAGCGCAACTTCTTTAGATGACGTAACTTGGCCTACAAAGCCGGAGTAAGAGATGACTCGTGCAAGAGACTTAGCCAACGTAGCAGATGACGTATCAACCGGTACGGTGGTGACCACTGCATCTCCATCGTTGGGGCGCAGGAATCTCATCATCAACGGTGCGATGCAGGTGGCACAGCGTGGGACGAGTGCAATTACAGCAAGTGGAACCACACAATTTCCTGTGGATAGATTTGGTATCCAACAAGTAGATGTTGGTGGAAGTTTTACAGCACAACAAAGTTCTACTGCTCCAGAAGGCCACTCAAAATCTGTCGTTATTACGGTAACGGGGACTGGCACACCATCAGGAGGTGATCGGGCGATATTATCTCAACACGTTGAAGGCTTAAATTCTGCTCATTTAAATTGGGGTACAGCTAACGCAAAAACTGTGACTCTTTCTTTTTGGGTCAGATCTAGTCTTACTGGAACTTTTGGTGGTGCATTAAGCAACAGCAGTGTCAATAGGGCATATCCTTTTACTTATTCTATATCCTCCGCAGACACTTGGGAGCAGAAGACCGTAACGATTTCTGGGGATACTTCTGGTACATGGCTAACAACAAATGGTGTTGGAGTTAGGGTGTACTTTGGTTTAAGTGTTGGCCCAGACAAGAGTGGAACTGCCGGAACATGGGCTAGCGCAGACTATCGTTCTGCAACTGGAGCGACAAATTTACTGGGTACTAATGGAGCAACCTTCTACATCACCGGAGTCCAACTAGAAGTCGGCTCTGTTGCGACACCTTTCGAGCATCGCTCATACGGGGAGGAGCTTGCGTTGTGTCAGAGGTATTATCAAAGTTCCTACAACACGGGTGTTTCTCCGGGGTCTAGTGTTGACGAGTTTGCAGGAAGTAACGGCGGACAAGGTGTTTATCATGCGTTTGGTACTAATGTTAGCGGCGGTGTAGCAAGTTCAATAGGAAGTTTTGTAACACAAATGCGTACTAGACCAACAGTTACTGTATATGATCACAGTGGAAATTCAGGCAAAATAACAACTTTTGATTCTGGCAGTAGCCCAACCGCTAACCAGTCATATAATGCAGTTAGGCAAAGTCAAAGACAGATTATTGTACGAACTTATCAGAGTTCTATTTTTGGTTTTGAATACCTTTATGAGGCGGATGCGGAGCTATAAATGAAACAGATGGACATTACCTCAGCACAATACACTTCTGACATATCTAGCAGTAGTCATACCGGAATTGAAATAGTCATCGACGGCATCACCATGTCAGTCCCACTAGACCCTGCCAACCGCCACTACGCAGAAATCATGCGTCAGGTTGAGGCGGGTGAGCTAACCATACAAGAAGCAGACAGCTAAGGACGGAGTGTGAAAGAGATGGCAACAGAAAGCACTAAGACTCTTGTAGACGGTTTAAGTGTAGTCACTGTGGTAGGAACGATTGGTGAACTGTTGCCTCCGATGGCGGCGTTGTTTACATTAGTATGGACAGCAATAAGGATCTACGAAACTAAGACAGTACAGAGGTTATTGGGCAAGGATAGCCCCGATGATAGCTGAACTGGCCGCCGCTAATGCGGCCTTTGGCGTTATTAAAGAAACTATCGCCAATGGTAAAGAACTGTATGAAGCAGGACAGGCACTAGCAGACTACTTTGGCCTCAAGGCTGAGATACAAAAGAAAGCACATGAACACGGATATAAGTCTGACCTTGAAGCGTTCATGGCAACAGAGCAACTCAAAGAATATGAGGAGGCTCTGAAGCAAATGATGATCTGGCAAGGGCGAGCCGGGTTATGGACAGATTGGTTAGACTACCAAAGGAAGATGAAAGAAAGCCGTGAAGCCGCAGAGAAAGCTGAGAAAGCCAAGAAAGCTAAGCGTAAGAAACAAATTGTTGATATTTGTATTAGCATCGGTTTGGGCATTAGCGTTCTCTCAGCCATTGGCTTGGTAATATACATCTTCTATTGGCTCAGTAAACAGTAGGTCACCTATGTGGTTATTATTTGCAATCCTAATTCAGTCTGACGGCTACGCTGTCTATCCTCAAGGGCCATTTACAACAATGGACGAGTGCTTTGAAGCCCGTGAGTATTTTATGGCAACAGCACCACAGCCTAAGATGAACTATGAAGCAGTGTGTATACAGACGGACGTAACAGGAAATGCCTCATGATTGGAATCATTTCTAAAATACTTGGCTCAGGCGATGTCATCAAGAAAGGAATGGAGTTAATTGATGATATGCACACTTCTGATGAGGAAGCCATTGCCGCTAAGTCAAAGGCGAAGATTGACCTCATGAACGCCTATGCTCCATTCAAGCTCGCACAACGCTACATTGCTCTAATGTTCACAGCAGTGTTTCTTAGCATGTTTGTCCTTGTACTTGCTATGACGTTAGCAGGTAAAGGTGATATTAACGCAGTCAAACAAATCATCGGTGACTTCTGGATTGGAGAAATTATGTTGATGATTGTTGGCTTTTACTTTGGCGGCGGTTTAGCCGAATCAGTAAGGAAGAAGTAATATGATGTACGGTAAAAAGAAAACAACCAAAGCGTTTAAACCTTGTGCAGGTTGTCCGAATAAAGCTAAGTGTAAAGCAATGGGCAAGTGCATGAAGAAAGCAAAGAAGTAATGGCTACGCCTACCAACAAAGCACTGTACAATCGCGTGAAGGCTGAGGCAAAGAAGAAGTATAAAGTCTGGCCTTCTGCGTATGCAAGTGGATGGCTTACCAAGGAGTACAAGAAGCGTGGCGGGAAGTACAAGTAAACCAAAGGGTGGGCTAACCAAGTGGTTTAAGGAAGAATGGGTAGACCTGAAGACAGGCAAAGAATGTGGACGTAAGTCTGCTAAAGGTAACTCAAAGCGTCCGTATCCTTCCTGTCGTCCCAAAGCTGTAGCAAAGAAAATGACAGCGGCTGAAAAGCGTAGCAGTGTAAAACGCAAAACTGGCCCCGCTAAGATTAAACATAAAGTAACAGCCTCTGGTAAACGGAGAAAGTAATGCCAACAAAAAAAGATTCCAGGCTTCAACGTGCAGGTGTTAGCGGCTATAACAAACCAAAACGTACGCCTAATCATCCTAAGAAATCTCACGTTGTTGTAGCTAAACAAGGTGACCAAGTAAAAACTATTCGGTTTGGTGAGCAAGGTGCAAAGACTGCAGGTAAACCAAAGTCTGGTGAATCTGAACGTATGAAAAAGAAAAGAGCATCATTCAAAGCTAGACACGCTAAGAATATTCAAAAAGGTAAGATGTCTGCGGCATACTGGGCTGATAAAGTCAAGTGGTAATCTTGACATTTGTATAAATTTGTGGTATACTATAGACTTAACAGAGAATCAAAGTAATGACATATCTCCAATTAGTAAACAATGTACTTAAAAGATTAAGAGAACGTACTGTTTCTACAATAGAAGAAACTGCGTACTCAACTTTGATTTCTTTATTAGTTAATGATGCTAAGGAAGAAGTAGAAAACGCATGGGCGTGGTCTGCATTGCGTGAGACATTGACGGTAACAACAGTAGCTGACACATTTAACTATGAGCTTAACGGCACACAAAATCGTCTTACTGTTCTTGATGCTTTGAATGACTCTGACAACTTTTTCTTGCAGTACAAAGAAGCACACGAGATGAATAATTTGTTTTTAAATTCTACTCCTTCTCGTGAGTCACCAAGGTATTACTCATTTAACGGGGTGTCATCTGATGGTGACACTTTGATTGATCTGTATCCAATTCCAAATGGTGTTTATACGTTACGGTTTAATGTGATTAAACGAACTGCAGATTTAACCGCAGATGCAGATACCTTAACCATTCCGTCTCAACCTGTTATACATTTGGCATATGCTAAAGCAGTAGAGGAGCGTGGAGAAGACGGAGGTGTTGCAGGTATGTCAGCGTACAATACTGCACAGCGGTTTATTTCAGATGCTATTGCACTTGATGCCGCTAAACATCCTGAAGAAACAATCTGGTATACCGTATGACCAAGCCCTTACAGAGTGCTAGTATTGCCGCACCGGGTTTCTTCGGATTAAACACCCAAGAGTCTGGTATTACGCTTGAGTCTGGCTTTGCATTACAAGCTACCAACTGCGTAATTGATAAGTTTGGACGTTTAGGTGCTCGTAAGGGATGGACATTCTTAGACGAGTCTACTGGCGTTGGTCTGCAAGGTATGCATCGGTTTGTTGACATTGACGCAACAGAATACTTTGGTGCTTGGTCAGATACAAACTTTTACATTTACTCTGCAGGCACACTAACGGCTGTTACATACTCAGGATCACAGTCGATTACTGAAGGTAACTGGCAGGCTGTAACACTAAATGATGCGGCATACTTGTTCCAAGCAGGATACGAACCATTATTCTTTGACACTGTTTCAGGCGAAGTCAAAGATATGAGCGATGCATTAAGTACCGCTACA